ATTCGCGCTGCAAAAATCGGCTTGACGGATGCACGCCCAACTACCGTGTCGTATGGTGGCGCTGACTACCCTGCTTACGAGCTGACGATACGCACCAAAGTAAGCCCCTAGGGCTACTAGACTGCGGATTGGCTTGCAGCGAGCCTCCACTTCAAGGAGTCACGTCACATGGCAGTTGCAACCACGATTCTCGGCCCAGCACTTTTCGCAGTCGGCGCAACGACGCCGGGCACCGCGTACACCGACCAGGTGATCAGCGTCAGCGTCGTCAAGAGCCGCGAGGCGCTCGACCAATCATCGATGGGCGACACCGGGCGCCAGATGGTCGGCGGATTGACCAACGTGGAAGTCACCGCAACCCTGCTCGCCAATGACACGTCTGTCAATGCGTTCTCTGCCCTGGTGGGCACGCGCTGCTACGTGGCTGCACGTCGCAGCACCGGCGCAATCAGCACCAGCAACCCCGAATACCAGGTCACTGGCGCATACCTGGAGTCATGCGACGTGGTCAACGCCTCGGTCGGAGAGCTGCAAGAAGTCGAGCTGACGTTCAGCGGTGGCACGCTTGTCGAAGACGTCACGCCATGAAATTAAAGATCACGATGGCGTATGCACAGCCATCGGGGCAAATCGTGACAGAAACTGTCACGACGAATCTTGGCACCGTGTGTGCGTGGGAGACTGCGCACGGCACGAGCAGCAAGAACCTCGTGACACGCGAACGCCTCGATGATTACGGCTGGCTGTTTTGGTACAAGCTGACCAAGCTGGGCAAAGAGAATCGCAGTTGGGCAGAGTTCGAGGATGCGTTGGATGAGCTGATCGAGGTGCAGCCGATACAGGTAAACCCTACGGAAGCGGCAGTTACCGGCGCCAGCTAGCAGACCTGCTGTTGGCAACCGGATTCTGGCCGCCTGACGTACCGTTCGAGTTCGAGGATTTACGCACCGTGCAGTTCTTGTCAGAGAAAGCAAACCGACATGGCAGTCGATAGCACCGTCACAATCGTGGGCGTCAAAGAGACGTTGCGCAACCTGCAGAAACTTGAGCCCGACACCGCCAAGGCAATCAAGGCCGAGTTCAAACAGATCGTCAAGCCGATAGTTGATGCCGCCAAGCCACAGGTGCGTGAGCTGCCGTTGAGCGGTTTTGCGCGCAACTGGAAGGGCGGCAAGATTATGCCGTGGGATAAATCGGCGGTACAGAAATCAATCATTGCGCGATTCAGCAACCGCAAACGAGGCAACAGCCTGGCGGTGTTTAGCGTCACGATGAAAAGCCCGGCAGGCACGATTTTTGACATGGCAGGCAAGGCATCACCGAGCCGCCTGGCTGCTGCGCTTGATCAACTGGCAGGCCGACCGTCGCGTTTGATGTGGCCCACGTATGAACGGCACGCCGATCAGGTCAACAAAAATCTGGCGCGATTGGTCGAGAAAATCACCGACGAAGCGAATCGTAGGCTGGTGGGCTGATGGCTGTAACAATCCCAATCATTTCAGAGTTCGATGGCAAAGGCATCAAGTCGGCAATCGAGGAGTTCAAGCAACTCGAGGGCGCTGGTGCCAAAGCCAAGTTCGCACTGACGAAGGCTGCCGTACCGGCGACCGCTGCAATCGGTGCCCTGGCTGGTGTCATCGGGGTGTCTGCCAAGGCCGCGATGGAGGATGCAGCCGCACAGGATCACTTGGCAGGCGTGATGCGTCGCGCCGGTATGGCAACCGATGAGCAGATTGCCAAGACCGAGGAATTCATCAGCGCACAGTCAAGGCTGACCGCGACGACCGACGATGAGCTACGCCCGGCGATGGCAACGCTCGTGAATGCGGTAGGTGAAGCCAATTACGCGCAAGAGCTGCTCGTCAAAGCCCAAGACATCGCAGTCTCGACAGGCACGGAGCTGGCGACCGTCACCGACGCGATGGCAAAGGCCGCCAACGGCAACATGAAGGCGCTCGGCAACCTTGACCCATACGTCAGGCAAATGATCAAAGGTGGCGCTGAATTTGATGAGGTGATGCAGGCGTTGGAGATTCACACAGGCGCTGCGAGTCAGGCTGCCGAAACTCAGGCAGGCAAGATGAAAAACCTGCAGATTCAATTCGGTGAAGCTCAAGAATCAATTGGTGCTGCGTTCCTGCCGGTGCTGACTGCGTTAGTCGAGAAGTTAATTCCTGTCGCCACGTGGATGCAAGAAAACACTGACATAGTGCTGATTCTTATGGGCGTGGTCGGCGGCCTCGCCGGTGCAATCCTTGCCATCAACGCGGCAATGAAGGTGTATCAAGCCACGCTCGTAGTTGTCAAGGTCGCCCAGGCCGCGCTCAATTTCGTCATGTCAGCCAACCCAATTGGTTTGGTCATTGTCGCAATCGGTGCCTTGGTAGCGGCCTTCGTCGTGCTTGAGGTTAAGTTTGGTGTAATCAGCAAAGCTTTGTCATTCGTGGGTAAAGCATTTGTTGACTACATCATTAATCCGATTCGCACCGCGCTGGATTTCATCGGCAAACTCATTGCGGCGTTGGGCAAGATTCCAGGGCTGGGAGCCGTTGCAGGAGCTGTTGGTGGCGTAGTCGGCAAGATACCCGGCTTGGCTGAAGGCGGCATCGTGACCGGCCCGACATTGGCGGTAGTAGGCGAAGCAGGCCCAGAGGCTGTCGTGCCGCTGTCAAAGATGGGTCAGATGGGCAACGTCACCATCAACATCAATTCCACCGTCGCTGATGATCGCCTGGGCGACATCATCGTTAACGCAATCAGGCAATACAACCGGCGCAGCGGCCCAGCACAAATACAGGTCGCCTGATGGCTGCCAACGTAGTGCAGGCAGGCTCGTATCTGCTCGAGCTTGACACTGGCTTTGATTACAACTCGTTCAGGCTTGATGACGCAACCAAGGGCGTGCTAAATAACACCACGTACACGCTCGGCCCTAACATCACGTTTGCAGACATCACCGACTATGTGCGTGAAATTTCATACCATCGCGGCAGACGCAACATTGATGACCAATTTTCGGCAGGCACATTGTCATTTGAGATGATTGACGAGACAGGCATTCTTGGCCCATACGACACCAACAGCCCTTATTACGATCCGACCAACGACAAGCCCGGGCTTGCCCCGATGCGTAAAGTTCGCCTCAGTCGTGCAGGCGAATACCTGTTTATCGGCTATGTCATGTCCTACACCTACGAGTTCGCCCTAGCTGGGTACAACACCGTGTCGGTGTCATGCGCTGACGATTTCTATCTGTTGAGCCAGACACAGATGGCGGCATTCAACCCAAGCGCTCAAACCAGCGGCGCACGCATCACCACGGTGCTGGCATTGCCCGAGGTGGATTACACCGGCACAACCAATGTCGCCACAGGCACCGTCAATCTGGGCCACGACTCGAGCTACAACGTCAATGCAGGCACCAACACGTTGCAATACCTCAACGCAATCAATGACGCAGAGCAGGGGCGCCTGTTCATGTCGCGTAATGGCGTATTGACCTTCCAGGAGCGCATAGGAGCCACGCTCAGCGGCTCGGTCATCACGTTCGCTGATGATGGCACCGCGAGCGCTTACGACCGCGTGGACATCGAATTTGACGCCGATGGCGTGGTCAACCGGGCATACGTTCAAGCCCTAGATGGCAAAACTGCCACCGATCAAGACCTCACCAGCCAGGCCACCTACTTCATTCAGTCAAAGTCAATCACAGGCAGCCTGCTGCATCAGCAAGGCGAAATTGATGCCCTGGCGGCCTATTTGCTTGAGCCTGAGCCATCACCGCGTTACACAGCCGTAAGCACCAACTTCTCAATGCTGACCGACGCCGAGCGCAACCTGGCAGCCCAGGTTGACATCGGTGACACCATCACCATCACCAAAGACATCACCGGCCTATCAAGCCTGACCTCCGAGCTGTCAATCGAAGGCATCGAGGGCACCATCAGTTTCCAGTCAGGGCACCGAATCACCTATTTCACGGCCCCAACCACGGTCGTATTCCAGCTGATTTTGAATGATGCCGTGTACGGTCAGCTTGATGGCACGAACGTATTAGGATGATGTAACCATGGGTGCCAACGCGCAAACAACAGTTCCTACGTTCACCGCTGCGCAGGTGTTAACAGCCGACCAGCAAAATCAATCGGCTCGCACAGGCGTGCCAGTGTTCGCTACGACGATTACTCGAGATGCCGCTTTTGGTGGCGCAGGAGAAAAGACGCTTGCCGAGGGCCAGCTTGCCTATGTTGAAGGCACTGGCTTGCAGTCGTACAACGGCAGCTCATGGGTGACATGGGGTACTGCTCCG